GGCGACAGTTGGATCCTCCCCGGGGTGTTAGATGGAAGTTATCTTCGGATGCTCCATCGGACTCATAGACACGCCAGAGGGCGACCGTTTGGGCATTTATCGGAGTGTCCAATAGGTCGAAACAACAAACACAGAAAGGAAACAGCATGAACAGAGTCATCATCATGGGCAACATCACCAGAGACATTGAGATCCGCTACACACAGAGCGGCACCGCCATCGCGTCTTTCGGCATCGCCGTCAACAGAAAATGGAAAGACCAGAACGGACAGGTCCAGGAGGAGGTCTCATTCTTCGACGTCACGGCGTTCGGCAGACAGGCAGAGGTCATCCAGCAGCACATGGGCAAAGGGTCCCGGATCCTCATCGGAGGCCGCCTGAAGCAGGAGTCCTGGACAGACCAGCAGGGCGGTGAGCGCTCCAAAGTCGTCATCATCCTGGAGGACTTCGACTTCATCGACCGCAAACAGGACGGGGGGCCAAGCTACGGACAGGCCCAGCAGGCTCCGGCGGGGAGAGCCCCGGCGGGACAGCAGTACCAGCAGCCCGCACCTCAACAGTACCAGCAGCAGCCCGCTACGCAGCCGATACCGGAAGTCGACTTCAATGAAGACAGCATCCCGTTCGGATACATCGGGCTAAGCGAGGGCCGGGCATATGTGCACTGCATCTAAGGGCTTCGATTGCAGCCAATGCTTCGGCATCTGCTGCGTCAATTCCCCGCTCTTGCGGACCGTCGAAGAGGGGTTGATAGCCAAAAAATATGGGGCCTCCATCGTCGCGTCCCCGGTCGAGGGCGGCTTCTTCATCGCCATCGAGAAGCGGAACGACGCCTGCCCGTTCCTGGACCGAAAAACCGGGGAGTGCCAAATCTACGAAGAGCGCTTCGAGTCCTGCCGGGCATACCGGTGCGGGCTCATCGGAATGGATCCTGACGTCGTGGCAAGTATGCTGCTGCACATGAAGCTCGACGCGCTCCAAATGGGGCCAAAGACTAGCAGGCCCGACCCACTGAGCAGATCCGACATTAGGCGCATCGGAGCCAGGATCATCAGGAAGAGAAACAAGTTGATCCAGTCTATTGCGGCCACAGACGTCGCCACGGTGGCGGAGCTTATTGCAAGTTTTGCCGTCAAGTATGCAAAAAAGAGAACAGAGAAAAAGGAGGATGCATGAAGAGGAACAAGGATACCGCAATGAAAACACAAATACCTGGGGTGAAGGACATCTTCATCCTTGTCAAACTCGACGACGGAACGATCCACCAGACGTTCCCTTCCGACTTGCAGAAAGATGGGATCAAAGCGATCCTTTCAACCGAGACCCTCAACATTTACGCAAAGGAACTCGACGTGATCGAGATAGAGAGAAGAGGGAAAAAGGAGAAGCAATGAGCGGAAAGCAGATGCTCGTCCCGGAGGGGGCGGCCTACCTGATCGTCGAAGATCTCGACAATGGAAAGACGGATAGCACGGGAAACACCGGGGGAGTGAACCCCGCGATTTTCGCTTTTTCAATGGGTCAGATGTTCGCCAGCGCACTCATCGAGACAGCGGCCACAGACGAAGAGATACGCAACTTCATAGAGGAGTCGATCATCGACGGCCTCCGGGCCGGGTGGGAGAAGGGCATCAAAGAGAGAACAGGAGGAGACGATGAGTGACAAGCCAAAAGGTTACATTCATGGCGTAAGCGTAGGTCCGGTGTATGTCCGCACCCGTGAATGGGGTCGCCTCCCCCTGGAGGACGCCATCAAAAAAGGATGGGTTGGCTCGGTGGAAGGCCCCTACGAGAAGCAGATCCGGGCTACAATCCTGGCCTACCAGGGGAGGTTGAGAGATGGCGAAGTATAGCACCTGGTATCTTTACGGTATCGAGCCGGCGGAGTTTGCCGACATGCCCTATCGAGAGGCCCTGCGCTACCGAATCGACGCGGCAAAGCGACACCTGGATGCCGTTACACAGGAGTTGAACCGGGCGTTCAAAGACGGGTCGACAAGCTTGGACACATTCCAAGCGCTGAGCTACAAACAGCAGTTGATCCTAAAGGCCATCGAGCACAATGAGGCATTGCTGGAGGAGTTGGACGCATGAAAGTGAAACTGAGATTACCGATTGAGGTAGGAAAAACATACTATACGAGAGATGGGAAAGAGGTGCGCGTCTACGCTACAGATGGCGGATATGCGACACCGATTCACGGCGCGGAATTACAACGAGAAGGATGGGTAGCGAGACAATGGGAGAAAGATGGGACCCACATACAAAACAGTGATTCGAAAATAACCCACGAAAAATGGGAACCACAAGACAAAGAGCTTGTATGGTTTTGGGATGATGGCAGATTAACGAGAGGATGTGGTTTTTACGACGCGAAAAACAACAGAATATTTGCGTCTGACGATGGAACACGAACCGGATCAACCTGGGAACACTATGCGCCCTGCGAATGCGAGTGGCCAGAATGGGCAAAAGAAGCATATAAAAAGCTGGAGGACTGAATGATGACACCGGAACTAGCTTGCACGGCCTACACGATCCTCGGCATGAAGCTTGAGGCTGTCGGGCTGCTTAGTGACAAATGGCTCCCAACCAACCCGCCGGACGCCTGCAAAGAGGACCGGGAGCTCGTCGAAGTTTTCCAGATCCTGGAGCGGGCCACCATTCAGACGTTCGGGGTACAATGGACAGAGAAAAACGCCATGAAGCTCAACGGAGCCATCGAGGTCCTGCCCGACAAGCAGAAGCACCTCAACCGGACGCTCCTGGGGCTCCACCTCGCACGGGAGTGGGCACAGCGGAACGTAGGACCCACCGCGATGATGCTCCGTACAAAGACGACGCGGATCATCGACGCCGTGGCCGCAGAGGTCCGCAAACACGCCGGGGAGGACACGGCACGCTTCACCTACCGGGCTGCCGATAATCTGGTTAGATGGCTCGACGGGCGGCCCCTGCTGGATGAAGAGGTACGCAACGCTTTTTTCAAGAGGATCCACAAGAAGAAAAAGGAGGTTGAGGATGGTCAAGCAGTGCGCTGAGTGCGGCAAAGAGTTCGTCGCGAAAACAAAAAAAGCCAGGTACTGCTCCGGCGCATGTACATCGAGGGCCTATCGTAGGCGCTTCAAGGCGAACTATAACGTCACGTGTGCGGTATGTGGGGAGGAGTTCACCACGACCCGGAGCACCCAAAAATACTGCTCCGAATCATGTAAGCGTAAAGCAGAGAACATGCGCGTCAAAAAGAAGCAGGACAACAAGCCGTTCAAGATCGATAAGAAGTGGCTGCGCGGCCCATCGTTCGACTCTCTCCTAAGACAGGGCGGGGACAGGATGGGGCCATGTTCTGTGGCAAATTGAAATGAAATTTGACAAAATAGAGAGGGCACGGCAGATGGCAGCAGACCTCGGGGAGAAGTGCCCGGATCTGGAGTTCATTGTGGAGGTGGTGCGATGAGAAAATTCAAAAAGAGATATTACCCAATGACGCTGTTCGGTCCCGCCACACACAGCCCATTGTCAAAACGGTATTTTACGTCACCGAATGACGAACTTTACACTACGCTGGAGGACATCGAGAGAGAGATCCAGCATCACAAAGAAGCCTTTCGCGGCAAGACGGTCTACATGCCAGCTGACGGCAAAGATAGCGAATTTTTTAAATATTTCTGCGACAACTTCAAAGAGCTTGGGATCAAAAAGATCATCGCCACAAAGTACAACCCCGACGGCTTAGGGACGCTATCTGAGTTCGACGGCCAAAGCGTCTCGACGAGAGAACTCGACTACGATGGCGACTTTCTCAACGATGAAGCCATGCGCTTCTTTGAAAAGAGCGACATCGTAGTCACAAACCCCCCATTCTCACTGATTCGGGAGCTGCTTGCAATCATCACCGAAAACGAAAAAGAGTTCCTGCTGATCGCGCCAATCCATGCGGCCACCTACCGGTCGACAATCGGACTCTTTGCAAACGAGATTGTCAGGGCCGGTTACACATGCCCAAAAAAATATACCAGTCCGGACGGCACAATCACGAAGCACGGGAACCACTGCTGGATAACCACGCTGCCGGTCAAAAGAGATCCAGTCCAGCTATCGGATAAATCACCGGATGAGTTCGAGATGTGCGACAACAAAGAGTTTGGGCTATTTATTAAGCGAGTAAAAGATATCCCTAAATATGACGGACCAATGGCAGTACCAATAACGTTTATCCTGAAACACGATCCGAGCCAATTCAGGATTCTCGACTGTCCCGAGGATATTTTCGTGGGCGGCAAAGAACGTTTCAAGAGAATCATCATAGAACCGAAGGGATAACATGACCATCTCCATCCACGGCTACCGGTTCCACATCGAAGAGAGAGGCCGGGGCCTCCAGCTCTCCATCATCGAGACCGAGAGCGTCACCAAAAAGAAGGGAGGCCCGAAGTTTGTCGAAAAGAAAAGGGTCCTGCTTTGGGCGCGTGCCCCCTGGACATTCAATCCGGAGGAGGACGTGATCCGATACATCGCCCTTTACACCAAGCGCCCGGTCGGAGCGGTCCGGGAGGTTTACGAGAGAGAGAAGAGTAGACAATATGAGGGTTAGGATATTAAAATGAAAGACATTAAGTTCGAAAAAGATACAATGAAGGTCTCCGGCGTCACCGGAGAAAAAAATCTCAAGGAGACCTTCATGGCTATGGTAGCTAAAAAAGTTGAAGAGATGATCAACCATTCGGTTGTTATCAGAAAAGGAGAGGCGGTCGTCAGGTCTGACGCGCTGGCAAAAGTGTTTGACCGTCTGCATAAAACTATCTTACGGACGATTAGGACCCACGAAAAGAGACTGGAAGACGCTGGAATTATTGGCACAAAAAAATCCCGATATTTCTGGAGTGAAAAAGTCGCCCGCCAGGGAGGAGAAACTGACGTTTACTGGCTCACCAGAAAAGGCTTTGACCTCGTAGCTCTCTCCCTCACCGGCGAAAAGGCTTTCGTCTTCAAACTGATGTACATCGAACGCTATCACGAAATGCAGGAGCTGATCTTCGGGCAAAAGCTCGAAGCGAAACTTCACACGACAGACATCGGGTGGCGTAAACTTCGTGAAGAAGGCAAGAGTGCCCGCCGCGAACTGACCGACGCGATCCACGAGGCCATCACCCTTACCCGGCTGACCGAGGGCAAGGAGAACGACGGCCACTACTTCAAGCACTATACGAAGATGATCTACCGCAAGCTGGGCATCAATATCCCGATGGCCGTCAACCCCCGCGACGTTCTCGATGTCCGTGACCTCGTGAGATTGGAGGACATGGAGAAGTTCGTGGCAAAGAGGATCATGGAGCTGCACGAGGCCGGCGTCCACTACAAAGACGCCTTCAAGATCATCAAGTCGGAGGTCGAGAAAAAATGAGAGACATCATCACGGCCATCACGGCAACCCTCACACTGGGCGCGCTCATCGCCGCAACCATCTTCGTCACGGGAGTCGCGTTCGGATGGGGCTTTCATGTCGGATGGGGGTGGGCCGCATGAAGTGGAGAGTAGAGCGCGACGGCCGCACGTTCACAGTCATCCAGGGGCATACCACATGGTGTCAGGTAACGGAGACCACACCGGGGAGAGAGAAGGGACTGGGCCACGCCCTCGACATCACATCCGCCCTGCAGCGCATCTGGATGGAGCTTGGAGGACCGGGTGTCGCCCCGATCAAGGAAGAGGAGATGCAGCCATGCGACTGAAGTTGACCTGTGTCGGAGAAGGCCTCTACACCATCGACGGCGGCGCGACCGTGGACTACAACGGGGAGAGAATCCGCGTCACCACCAGGGGGAGGAGGCCGACAGAGAGGGAGGTACACACCGCCGCGACCGTAGCAAAAGGGCCGTGGGTCGTCACAATGGATATCCCCCCGAAGTTGGCAAAAGCCTATGGGCTGGTAGAGTTGAGGAGGAGAGAGCCGTGACAAAGAAGCAGCACGCCAACCGTGAGCAGAAAATCAGAGACTTTCAGGCAAAACTTAGGGCTATTGAGAACTGGCGGCTCCGGCTCCTCGACACACTATACGCCGCGAAGACCGCAAAGAGGAAAGAGACCAGGGAAACGCTCATCGACAGGGCCATCGAGATAGCCAGCGAGTAAATGTGTTACAATATGGGACACAAAACAGCAGGAGACAATATGGCAGAAAAGAGATTGACCGACCTCCACATCCGAGTCCTGGAGGAGGAGAAGAGAGAGATCCAGGAGAAGGCAAAGGCCCTCGGGCTGGGGATGAGCGCATACGTCCGCATGGTGCTGACCAAAGCGGAGGTCAAGGTAGAAGCGCCCACGATGAGAGGACGATAGGAGGCCCCTAATGGCCTTCAGCGACCGCAAGAGAAGGTCGATCATCGCCGACTGGAAGACCGGAGAATACAGCATGGGGCAGCTGGCAAAAAAGCACAAAATAAACAAAAGCACGGTCAGCCGATTGTGCAACGGTGTGCAACGGGGGGAAAATGCCCATATCGTGGAGGCTTTCGCAACGGTTGAGGCCATAAAAATCGCAAAAGTTGGCAACGGAAACGCAACAGAAATCGCAGCGGCCGAACGCGAAGCCCGCCGAAAGGTTCAACTCCAGCGCATGAACGAGACGCTGATCGACCAGAATAGAGAACTTCTCCTTAAGGCACAGACGGAGATCAGCAAGCAGCTCAATGGCGGCATCGACGACCCCAAAGACATCAAGCCAATCACCGGGGCCATCAAGGACATCGAGTCCGTAGCCAATCCAAAGCCCGACGTCGCCATCCAGAATAACATCTCATCGGCCCCCCAGCAGATCCAGGTCGTATTCGTGGATAGCGAATGAAGATAGAGTGCCCGGCAAAGGTGAAGCCGCTGTGGCAGGAGAGCACCCGCTACGCATTCCTGAGAGGCGGCAGGGGATCGGGCAAGTCCTGGTCTGTCGCCGACTACATAATCGCAAAGTGTGTAGAGAACCCAGACCTAAGCGTTGTGTGCCTTCGGCAGGTACAGAAGTCGATCAAGCACTCCTCAAAGAAGCTCCTCGAGGACAGGATCAGGCACCACGGCCTCCAGGACCTCTTCGAGATCACCCTGACGGAGATCAGGCGCAAGGGCGGATCCGGAATTATGATCTTCAACGGCCTACAGGACCACACGGCCGACTCAATCAAGTCGCTTGAGAACTTCTCCCTCTGCTGGGTAGAGGAGGCACAGACGATTACACAATTCTCGATGGACCTGCTTGTGCCGACCATCCGGTCTGAAAACTCGCGCCTGATCTTCACCTACAACCCACGACTGAGAAGCGATGCCGTCGAAGTGCTGCGAAGGCAGAAGAAAGACAAGGTCGACATCTTCATCAACTACACAGAGAACCCGTTCTGCCCCAAAGCCATCATCGAAGAGGCCGAAGAGATGAGGAAGTCCAACCCAGACAAGTACCGCCACATCTATCTGGGAGATTTTGAGTCGGATGATGAAAAGTCCATCATCTCAAGGAAGTGGGCTCTCGCGGCGGTCGACGCCCACCGGAAGCTCGGGATAGAGCCGTCCGGCATCAGGAAGATTGGCTATGACCCGGCCGATTCCGGTGCGGATGCCAATGCGGCCGTTTTTGTGCACGGGAATATAGTCCTGGACGTCTACGAGTGGAGCGGGGGAAAAGACGAGCTCTTCGATAGCGCCGAAAAGGTCGCCAAGATCGCCAAGATCCACAAAGCCGATCTCGTGGTCTACGATAATATTGGAGTCGGCGCCGGAACCGGGTCTAACCTCAAAAAGATTGGCGTCCAGTTCGAGTACATGCCGTTCACGGCCTCGGATTCCCCAACCTCCGGGGTCTATCGGGACGGAAAGCGCAACTCGGACGCCTTTTCCAATCTCAAGGCCCAGGCATGGCAGCACGTAGCCGACCGCATGATGGCGACCTACAACCGCATCGAGCGCGGGATAGACTGCGATGACGACCTCATCATCTCCATCGACAACAGGGTCGAGCACATCGACCAGCTGATAGACGAATTGTCCGCGCCTGGATATGATTACGATAACCGCGGCCGAATGAAGGTGGAATCAAAGAAGGACCTCGAAAAGAGAGGCATCCCCTCCCCGAACCTCGCGGACGCTTTTGTCATGGCGGTTTTCCCGCTTGTCCGGGGAGCGGCCAAATCCATAAAAGTGAGGGCGCTATGATAGACCTGACCGAAGAGGCACTGGAACCCTACCTTGACGACGAGAGCTACCGGAGGGTCTGCCGCGCTTTCGCCGGGTGCCGGATAAACATCAGATCGACACGGGTGGCCGCCGCAGAGATCCGCAGGGACTACAGGCAGATGGTCCGGGCCGGGGTACAGCGCAAAGACGCCATTCGCAGGCTGGCCGCCATGCACGAGAAGAGCCGGACCAGGATTCGCAGGATATTGAAGCACCAGGGGGAGTGAAACATGACCAGAGAAGAACTAGACACCATTATCCGCAAAGAGGCGGCGAAACTCTACGAGAGAGTCTTGGACCGCTACATGAAGCTCCCCCGCGACAAGTGGACCGCCAAGTCGCTCCGTGACATGATCGAAGAGGAGCTTTCCAGCTACAACAGGAAGCTTTCCCCACTGATAGAAAGTGCCATTTATGGCATGTTGGCCGAATCGCTTCGCGGGGAGAACCTGCCAACGATCCTTCCAACGTCCCTGGAACTATCCAACCTCCTCTACAAGAATTCCAAAGAAGTGGCCTCCAACACCTACCGGGTGCTTCGAGAGGACATCAAGGCCCAGAAGGCAATTCGAGACCTCGCTATGGCGCTCTATGAGGGATACGGCTTCAAGGACAAGGAGGTGCTGGACCCATTTAAGCGGCTCCCGAAGTACATGCGGCGCGAACTCAAGAAAGCCTCGGTGTCCCAGCAGGTCATCCAGCAGGTCGAAGCGCTCAAAACGAAGGGATTGAAGGCAGGGTACAACGGGATACTCAAGGCCCTCCAGGATCACACCGGGAGGTCGTTAGAGAACGCCGTCAAGGTGGCGCTGGAGGAGAGAAGCCGCTATTACGCCCTGAGAATCGCAGCCACAGAGACTGCCAGATCGTCGCGGTTGAGTGAAGCATACGGATATTTGACTGACGAGGGCATCGAGCTGGTCCGATACCAGATGAATCCGACCCACCCTTTCCCTGACATCTGCGACGCGCTGGCAAAGGCGGACTTTGGCTATGGTCCCGGTATCTACCCGAAAGACAAAATGGTGGCGCTACCGGCACACCCGTTCTGCGGCTGCAGATACTACCCAATTTACTCCGGGCGAAAGAAAAAACCCGGGAAATTCAGCGGGTGGGAGACGGCGCTGAGAAATATGAAGCCCTATGAGCAGGTAAGGGCGCTTGGAAGCAGGGAGGCATGGCTGGAGTGGAAATCCGGGACCCCGGCGGAAGAGATCTGGAACTCTAAACGACCGAGGTATCCGGTGGCTCCGGTAAAGGATTATCTGCCGGTGGAGTGACCATCGGCTCCTCTTTCAGGGCGTCCTCGATCTCTGTATTGATCTGTTCCATGTCCTCGATCTCTACGCTCTCAAGGTCACTCTTGACGATCTGCTCCAGCTTCAGGCGCTCGTAGGTGGGGATGGTATACCCGAGGTCCTTGACGGACTGAAGGATGGCCACCTCCCGCTCCACGTCCACGATGGAGAAGTTTTTCGGATAGGAGATGGATACGTCGTCCTGGATCCCGAGGTACTTGCAGGCGATCTCAAAAGCCCTGGCCTCGAGGTCCTCCAGGCGCATGGCGAAATTGGAGAGGGACCCGTTGAGACCCTGGAACTTGATGTCAAGGGCGATTCCGCTCTCGACTGACCGGGTTGTCGTTACATCGTAGGCGATGACGTCGATGGAGGCCTCGATTCGGTCGATCTCCTCCTGATAGGTATTGGCAGGTCCGGGGTCCGGCGCGAGAAAAGACGGGGCGTGCATTTCGCGTCCATAGATAATGGCGTTATCGGTCGAAAGCTTCAACTCTACGTCGCTTGGCTGGTCCGCCTGGATGGCCAGGATCGAGAATGTCTGGCCCCGCAGGATCTCGTCTAACTCACTCTTGAGGTTGTAGTGGCGCTTTGCCAGGTAGGAGATCTGGGTGAACTCTCCGACGTCCGGGAACTGTCCGTTCTCCCCGAAGGCTACCACCGGGCATACCCCCAGGCCATGTTCCCCACTCTCCAACACGGTACCCTCTTCATCCATGACCGCCCAACCCTCGGTGTCGTAGTAGCGGACTATTGGCATTTCCTCCAGCTCTCCGTCATCATTGACCATCTCCATAGTGTCGTGGTAGCTGATCGACTGGAGAGCCCCGAACTGATCAGACCGGAACGAGACGACCTGCTCCGGGGGGATGGAGACGAAATAGGGGACCGCCCGCTGCTCCATCTGCTCCTGGAGTGTGCCGGGGACCTCTTTGGGCATGTCTACCAGCAGCAGCCCGACTCCTCGCACTTTCGCCCCTTTGGCAAAGGATGACATGAAGACGTCGATGTCGTTCCGTCCTCCGTCCGCGTCGTCAAAGATCATCCGGATCATCTCATTGTCGCTAGACCGGACCGGGGAGTCCTTGAAGAGATAGCCAATGTACCGGTTTATTTTGTTGGAGAAGAGGTTTGTGTAGTAGGCGACCTTCTGTCTTGCTTCGTACTTCTCATTGCTTTCCCTCGGATACTTGTCGATGTATCCGCCATCGAGAAAACCACCCTCTCCACGAAACGCGTCCATCGCGAACGACCACCGCTTGACCGCATCATCCAAACTCATTCTTCCTGTTGCCTGTGCCATCAAATCACCTCGTCAATGTATTTTTCTATCTTTGCCAGCGTCGCCCTGGCGGCATCATAGAGGAACGGGTCTCCCCTGTAGCCGGGGTGCCGCACTTTCTTTGCGAACCTGAACACTCCCCCATCAACCCATCGAAGGGCCTTCTTGTTCTTCGGCTCGATCGTGTGTGGCTTTGTTCCAAAGTGCACGAAGATCGCTTTGTTCACCATCCGCCCATTCCAGCTTACCATCATACCAGCGTCCTTCATCCAGACGACGCCGTTCTCCCCATCCACCTTGAACTCGAGGGCATTGGCGAACTGGCTCCCCGGACTGCGGTTGTGCTTCGCCGCCCTCCGGTACGCGTCATCGTGGATCCTCTCCGTAACGATGGCCGCCAGCTTCGGGGCCATCTCGTCGTCAAGGTCCTTCAGCCATCCGGCCGCTTCTTTTGCCCCGGTGACCTTCAGAGTGATATTCATGGCATCAACCCTTCGACCGTGAACATCGTGACGGCGACTTTCAATTTATCCAGGGCGTCCGAATCGGTCTGCGTTGAGAGAAACTTGCAGACCCCCGATCCGTTTACCGGGCTGAACACTTTGTACTGGAGGCGGTCTTTGATATCCATCTCGATATCGTAGAGGTCCTTATACCCCGTCTCCAAATCCCTGTTTTTGATGTCGAGGCCGTAGAATATGGAGAAGTTGAACGCCTCACAGCCGTTCTCTTCGGCGTCCGCTGAGTTTGCCACGATACGGATGAACGGACAGTCTTTCGAGCCGATTCCCTTCTCCATTCCGATCTTCACGTTCTTGACCTCTCCGGCCAGGTACAGCTTCGTCTTGATGTCCTCGAGGATCGCGTAGTAGTCTATCGCCATTTTATCCCCTCCCCAACGGCATATTCGAGACATTGGAAAGCGTCCCGGCCTTAGCGTAGCCGTACCAGTCGTCAAAGCACTTCTGATAGGCGGCAAGCCTGCCCGGCATCCCCTCATTTTCGAGCTGCATCTTTGCAAGCTGTACGTAGACGTTGCAGACAACCATCTTTCTCCGGAACGGTTCCTCGGTCACGCCAAGCGACTCAACCAGCGCGATAGCGTCTGTTTCGGCCTGTTCTATCGTCTCCGGCTGTATCGAGTTGATGACAAAGTCGTCGTCATACCAGTCCTCGTAGACAAGGGCCATGATCACTCCTTTTTTCGTATTGTCGCAGCGCAATAGAGCGCATTTGCCCAAAAAACGATCTTTTTTTGGAGGAATCCGCACTAGATTTGTCCCATGATGCTGTAAATCGACTGGAGGTTGATAAATGCTAAAAAAGATTGAAGAACTGCTTGAGGCAGGGAAGATCGACGAAGAGGTGGCCAAAGCGCTCAATGATGACTTCGAGCCCGAGTTTAAAAAGCTCAGGGATGAAGCCGCACAGTACCGAGTCCAGAAGAAGGAGATCGAGTCTCAACTGAAGGAGCGGTACGAAAGCGAACTGTCCGAACTGAAGAAGCAGATCGACGAGGCGAAGCGGGCCGGTGAGAGTGAAGCCGCCCGCACCTACGAAGAGAAGCTGAAGCAGATCGAGGCGGAACGCAACGAGCTGGCGGACAAAGCACGGCGTGCGACATTGGAGGCAACACTGAAAGGCGGGCTCTCCAAATTCGACGTCGTGGACCCTGACGCCGTAGAAGCCTACATCGAGCGCATGGTCACCTTTGACGGGGATACCCCGAAGATCAAGCTCGGAGAGAGTGTGCTGGACTTCGAAGAGGGAATGAAAAAGATCTTCGAATCCAAGCCCAACCTCCTCAAGAGCCAGGGCAACCCCGGAAGCGGAGCCGGAACCCCACCGAGCGGGGGAAGTGGCAAATACTGGGAAGACATGCAGCCCGAAGAGCGAAAAGCGTACTTCGAGGAGCATGGCAAACTCCCCCCGAAAAAACAACAACAAGGATAGAAAAATGGCACTGACCATCAATGACGCGTTTGTCGCAGAAGTAGCGATCGAGCGGATCAAAGACAACCTTCTCGCATATGAGAAATTCACGAACGGGGCTATCACCGTCGGTACCAATATCCACTCCGGCGACGCCCTCAGCCGTGATTTCTTTGGTAACCTCGGAGAAGCGGACCGTCGTGACCCTGACCTGAACGACCCCAAGACCCCCACCCGGCTGACGTCCGTTACCCAGACCAGCCCCAAGCTGTTCTTCTCCAAGCTGGTCTTCAAAACCCTGACTGAGATCGAGCGGTCCGGCCGGGCGAACGCTTCCGTAGACGAGGCGATCGGTATGGCTCTGGGAGACGTCGTTTCACGCTGGGGCCTCAACAAGGGCATCACCTCAGCCATCGGAGGGATCACCGGGCAGGGCGACCTCGTGGCAGGGGACGGAACCGCAGCCGCTACCGTCGAGCTGCTGAACGACGCCATCTGGAAGCTCGGTGACGTGTCCGGCGATGTCGTCTGCTTCGTAGCCCCCGGCCTCGCGATGCACCAGATCACCGGGCAGCAGCTCACACTCGGGTCCGCCGTCCAGTACGGAATGGTTTATGAAGGAACCCCCGGAACCCTCGGTCGCACCATCTGGGCGCTGGATCATGCCGGCCT